TACACCTTGTCGAACTGGTCCCCTGCAAGATCGATCAGCGCGTTGCCCTCTATCGCGTAAGAATCCCATGTGATGTTCATGTCCTCCCACGTCTTGAAAATAGTTCCCCAAGTTGGAACTCGAATGATACGACCGTAACCAAGACAGCTAAACGGGAACTGGTATACCGCATACGTTTGATCGAGATAGTTAAACGCAAGCACATTATCAGACGCCGTTACAGTCGATTCATCCGCATTGGGCGTGCTATTGTAACAGAGCCACCCCTCCTTGATGTCGTCGAAGCGCTCCCCATAACATTGCTTGATGCTCGTTTGGCTCATGAACGGTACTGGAAGCTGTAAGGCTAGGCGCGTCGGGTCAGTGAAGTCTGGGATGATCTCGTCAACCCGCTTCACATTCACCCCATCAGATCCAACAATTGCAGGACGACCCACTGATGAGAACCAAGAGTCGTAGTTAATAGGCGAATATGGTGCATCACAAGCCCAAACACTATTGGTTTTGTCAAAGCGGAACGGACCATTTTCATCTCCTGTGTAGCGCAATATCCTCTCGGAATTGGCGAAACGGACCACTAAGTCTGTATTGATGAAGCTAAAAGCGCGTATCGGTTCGCTGGTATCCGCAGGTTCTTGTTCGTCATTTGTGAAATCTAACGGGAACAAAAGCTTAGACCAATAGACTGTACTCTGCTGAAGTTCCCCCCCTACCGTAGGAGATAGAAGCAACAACCTATCACGATTGATTGTCAAGTGCAACGTCTTTGTGATTCCTCCCAGTGCAGCAATGTTATTAGGAACACCCGCAGTAGCAGTAATCAAACCCACATCTATTATCGGATTGAGATAGTGAATCGACACCCCGTCATAGTAGAAGATTGGATCGACGCTATTAGTGAAAAACGCCATGTACTGATAGTTCGCCAGCGTGAAGAAGTTCGAGATTGAACCTGTAAACAAGTCGCCATACATACCGGTTGTCGCGTTAAACACATTCCCACTGGCCGGCGCTACCGTAAACGTGATTGTATATGCACCTGTGAGATAGTTGATGCTTCCGCTAGTTACACCTGGACCTGTCAATCCACCCACACCGTTATCGGTAATCGTGCTCACTAGAACACCTGCCGATGTGTACTGCAAGAAACGCACCGTCCCAGGAACCATCGGATGACCTGCTAATGTACCTGAAAATGTAACAGTCGCTGCGTCACCAGTAAATATCGCCGAAGCGTAGTAATCGTGCGGTACTTCGCTGATGCCTTGAAGCGTACCCACCTGTGCTGGCATCAATGTACCGGAGATAGCCGTAATGATGCCCATACGCTTCTGATCGAAAACAAGCACGTCTTGCCCGCCTGTAGATGAGTAGTACTGCTTGATACCCATTATCGCTGAAGTATCGGCAGGCGCTGCGTCCCAAACGAAGAAGATGTCGCTATAAGTATTGGCAGGAGGAGCAGTGTTAAACGTGATAGAAACGGCCCCCGTCGCGATATTTACTGTGCCTGTACCACCAGCCGAGCCCACCAGGTTGATGATCGGTGACACGCCATCTGATTGATACTGGAACGTTTCTGCGCTAGTAGCCACAACAATCGTTCCATATGCAAAGAAATTCGTCGTCGTCGGCAGCGGACTTATCGTGATAGTGAATGTCTTTGTGCCTCCATTTGGTGCACCTAAGCTCATGATGTGTCTGTTGCCCATCGTCGCATAGAGCTGGTACCCGTCGATCCGCTCAAGCACACCACGATACAAGTGCGCATTCACCATCGATTGATACGCGTCACGAGGAAGCAACCACGGCTCTACCGCTTCGTCAAAACCAGTGCGAAAGTTGCTGATAGCGAACTTTTGGTAATCTTTCATTAGTTACCTATAGCTACCCAGAAGAACCCCGTAACACTAGAAGAATTAGTTACAAACCTCCATCCAAATCCGGTATTAGTTGTCGTTCCTTCATCTATATAAACAATCGTCGTACTGTTAGTAGGTGTAGAAGAACCACTATCATAAACAGGAGATGCGATGACGTTAAAACATGCAGTAGGGAAATTTATATTCGCAGTAATGAATGTTGTTGATCCGGTTGATTGAGTCGTAACCGCTTTGAATCCCCACTGCACTAACACCTTGCCAATCCACTGGTACCCGTTAGTAGCCGCGTTTCCTTCTGTCAACTTGCAAATCGTCGTTCCATCGTAGAATCGCGCCCCACCAGCTCTCACATAGTACATCCCATTTGTGTCTGCCGGTAAAGCTACTGGATCTAATGTTCTATTCGGCATCGACGCTTGCAGGTGGTACATGTCTGTTCCGCTGCCCGCTGCATTGAAGTTGTGCTCGGTTCCTATTCCCGTATCAAGAAATCCAAAGTTAGCCTGTATCTGGGGCTGCGAATTCGCTATCGTTTGGTTGCCCTGCGGTACGTTATTTGTGTAAACCATTTCGTCTCCTTAAAATGCTGGTACGGCTCTCTGGTACAAGAGCTCTTCGTAGGTGTCCTGCATGCTTACGTCCTTGAATCGGTTGTACTCCGGCAGGTACTGATCGTATTGGTCCATCTGGTTGAATAGCTTGAAGATATGAAGCGACGCCCCCAGCGCAATCAATGGGCCCAAGTCTGCACGGAATGGCACGTCTGTATAGTTAACAAGCGGCGAAGGTACCTGGATACCCTGCATCTTGATGAGATACACTTGATCGGGCACAGGTCGAAGCACGAACATGTTGTCTGCATTGATAGCTGCCTGCGTCGCATCAGGTAATGGCTGGCTCTTGAAGAACAGAATCCCACACGGTCGATTGGGCATGTATGTCTGGGATGTAGCAGTAAGATTCGCGTTATTGACTGTGGCAGAACCAAACGTTAATGAAACAGACCCACTAGTGTAATTAATAGTGCCGCTATCAGGAGAATTAAAACCTCCGGATCCATTGTCGGTGGCAACTTGTACTCCATCGGTGACATATAAACTTCCTTCTAATATTGGATATGCAGAAATTTGAAACGTGAAAGGCCCGGTAGTTCCATTACCCGTTCCAACTACCTGTTTGTTCATCTGCTGCGGGTAGTCTTGATAAAAAAGGTCAGGCGAAATATACCAAGTGATCGGCCATCCATCTGCCCATACTTGCGGGTTCAGTGTTTGAAACGTATTCGGTGCCGGGTACTGGTCAACATTCGCCTGCGTGAAAAATTGATAGTACGTGTATTCCCAGAAGATCTTCAGCTCCTTCGGCAACACATACTGGTAGTAGTAATTGATCTTTTCCGCTGCATAAGTATCGGTCATCATGCTCGCATCGGGACGACCGGTTATCCCCCTAAGCTCCGTGATGATGTTCTGTAAGTTCCAAACTTGTGCAGGAAATGACATTAGGCCCTCTCACATACGAAGTGTGTCTTGTAACCTGCGATGTATACTTGCGGTATCCCTTCAGCGTTGCGGCGGTACTTCTCTATGTTCTCGCGGCAACTCTCCAAGTTTCGAATTACCTCCCAGGGAAGCGAATATTCCTTGCCGTCGATCAGCTTGTACTGCTTGAATGGGTGCGTCTTGCTCGCATAGTGAAATTCTAGTACGTGTCCTGGGTCCCTCTGGTTGCGGAAGATCACCTTCTCAAGCCGTGGCATCTCTTTGACGACCACCACTTGTTCTTCTTGTAGCTCCCGTGACACCTGTTCTAACGATTCATCAGCAGGTCCACTCAGATGCTCTTCTTGTAGCTTCTCTACCGGTACTTTCTTTGGTTTTTTGCGTGTTATTACTGCCATTTCAATCTCCATGTAAAGCGGCCTTGCAAAAAATTTCTTTACACTCAAGGCAAAATTTTTTAGCGCGCTTGGTTCTATTGGTTGTTGTACATCAGCCCGGGAGGTTGCCCAGCCGGAGGGTTGTACGATATAATGTTCATCTCGCCGCCCGATACGTAAGGCGCAAAATTCGTCGTATCCACGGGTCTGTATTGCAGCGTGTAAAGCTCAAACGTCATCGCGTTGGTATCTAGGTTCGCCACAATGTACCGCTCCCCGTTCACCTGCCACATTCCCTTCACATTCGAAAGAGTCACCGTTTGACCCACAGTTACCGAAAACGAGTTCGCCTGCGTCACTGAAGTTAGCGTCACTACACCCGGTCTGCTCTGCGTGATGTTCGTGATCAAGTACAGTGTCCCTAAAGGGAAGCCCACTACTGCTGTCATTCGTGCTCCTAGAGGAAGGGATCGCTCCCCTCCTCGCGTTTGTTCTCTTACCAGCCAGTCGGCGTAGCAAAGAAAGCTTCCCAGAAAAGCGTGTTAGTAGATGCTCCCACTACCGCAGTTCCAAGCGTCACCCCTTCGTAGCCGATGTCCAATTGCAACCCAGCAGGTGATCCCGGAGTAATTACCTGACCAGTTGTTGCGTTTATCACAGGAGCTGTCGGAGGATACGAGATCACATCCAACTCTCCGCCAGATACGTAAGTACCTAGAGATGTTGTATCAACTGGATTTCCAAATGTGTCGTATAGCTTGAAAGTAGTACCGGAAATACCTGCCACAATGAAGCGGTTAGTATTCAGTCCAATCATTCCAACAACACCGGAGATCGTTACAGTCATCCCGTTCACCAATGTCATTGAATTCGTTGGTGTTACGGAAGTGACAGTCACAGCCCCTGGATTCGCGTTAGTAATTCCAGTGATCGTATAGATAGTGTTCTGCCAGTCACCACCAAGGACCACAGGCGTGATACCATTAGAAGTGATGTAAGATACAACCGGTGCACCAGCGGTATATGTCGTCTGAAGCGAGCTTGCATTCGGCATACTCTTTAGCCACAGAGACTCACCTACTGTCGCACTGTTCGGTGGGTTCACTTCCAAGATCGTTAGGTTGTAGATCTGGAATTTGTCTGGTACGAAGCCGAGCGGCAAAGTAACAGCAGCCCCGGTACTTGTAATAAATCCGTTTCTGTATTGCATTTCTAATTCCTCCTATTGATTAAAATGTATTTTCAGTTGACAACAAGCGTGTGATCCAGTTGTCATTCAATAGGCGAGTAGCAAACGGATACTTGTACCCTACAGAGCCTCGTTGATTTAATGGATCTTCGGTACCGCTAGACCCTAATGGCTTCACGAGAAATTCGGCTTCTTTAGACCCTAGCTTTACAACACCATAAGCCTCTTGCCCGAGGATGATGCTGTTCCACACTGGAGTCGCTGCCCCGTTGTTGAATCCGTTTGTACTTAGGAGCCATCGCACGTTGTTGGTTGAACCCCACTCTGCTTCCAACGCATCTAATGGATTAGGATAGTTGGCTACACTAAGGAAATCTGCGCAAGCTTCGAGGTCATTCTGAATCTCAACTGCCATGAATCCCCAATAGGAGCTCCGTACAGGACTTGTAGCGAAGCGATTCTCACCAGGAATAGGTTTGGTCATCAGGCGAGCGTTACCCAGTCTGAGAGCACGTACAGCAGTCTTGATATCTGGTGTAGTGACCTCTGTGGGGGTCGACCCGTTAATTCCGTTTGAGCAAGAAATAGAACTAGCAGTTGCAACCATCATATTACGAATTAGTGTGTCGATAGTTAACCCTAATTGTAATGATAGTACTCTAGTTGCTTCGTTTAGTACTCTATCTTGAACTGTGAATTGAACTTGGTCTGTAATAACGACGAAGTTTCCGTACCATTTAATTTGCGTGCTAAAGTCGGTAACGGCTAAACTGTCTCCTGGAGGAGTTGTCCCGTCTTGGATAGGCACAGTTGCTGCTGACAAAGTCGCATACCGTCTGAAAATCATCTGATCGCCAGAGTTCAACGGTATAGTTCTTTTTTGAGCAAACATGTCGTAGATGTAGTAAGGCCGCGCTAATGTAAGCAGGAGCCTGTCAAAATAGGTCCGTACTTCTGGAGGGACCTGTTGTAATGTGGTAATTGGCATATCAACCTTGTGCGGTTAGATATTCGCCAGATTCCTCGCGGCTATTTTCATGAAATCCTCGTCAGACATGTTCGCGTAGTAATCGGCACTGCTCAACGTCCCACCGCCACCAATGCTCGCCAGCGTCTGTGGTTTCTGGGCATTTTGAAGAGCTCTCTGCGCATTCCCGTTTTGTGGAGGAGGTTGTTGTGCAGCAGGTTGTGCTCTAGCGTTCAGCTCTGCCAGTAAATACGCCGCCTCATAAGGATTGCTCGCCTTCTGAATCATCTCGGCAAATATCGGGTTTTTACTAGTTAGTTGCGGTACGTGTTGAGTCACCATGCTGTCCCAGTCCTGACGCTGCGTTTTGGTACTGATCGCTGTGAGTGCATCCTTAATCTCGCTTCGGAGACTCTGGTTTTCCTGTCGCAGCGTATCAAAGGCCTTACGCACATCTCGCCCGTCGTCCCAGTCAAGTGCAGTTAGCGCGTCTTGCTGGCTCGCTTGCGGTGGCTCTGGACGAGTCGGCATCCTGGCATAGGCTTCTGCTTGCCCCTTCCAGTACTCCCGCTCCTCTTTCATCTTGGCGGCCTCTTCACGTAATGCCCGAAAGTTCATCTCCTTATCGGACAATTGCCCCTGACCGGCGTCGTCTAAGGTAATTTTTACGCCCGTATCTAATGGATCGCCGACGACCTGATCCACGTTAACGTCTTGGTATGAGTTGTATTGTTGTGGCGCAGTCTCCGGGAACAACTCCGTCCCTGGGCGCGACATGTCTAGTTCTTGCATTCCGTTTCCTTTGATCTCGGCGACAGATCGGTTACGCCCGTTTCAAAAAAATTCTTACATTCAAAAGCAAAAATTTTTTAGGAAACTATCTCTAAGCCAATAGTATCGACTGTGATTTCTTGGCCGCTTCTTCTATTGTTGGTATGTGATCCTGCTTGTTCTGTGACATCTCCGCCTCACTTATCGGCACGTCGTATGGCAAGCACAAGTCCGGTTCCACTACCAGTCTTTTGTCTTTACATTTCCACTTGAATACCAGTACACCCACCATCGCTTTAGGCGGCCTCTTGATACATGCGTGCCAGCCTGCTACAATTGCGTTCTGGTGCTTTATATGAGGTTTGGCGGCATATAGCACCCAGAAGTCACGATCGAAGCTCCTAGCGTAATTCTGTGCGAATCTGTGGGCATCCATCCAGCAGTCATATGCCATTGGTTCCCGCGTCTCGCCCATCTCTTGCATGTTGGAGTTGCGCTTCTGTCCTACAAGTGTTGTTTCCATCATTCACCTATGCCCATGGATATTCACGAAACTGAGAGTGCGCCATCGACATCGACTTCTCACAGCCGCGTTTGCCAGCAAGCCCATACGCTTCGTCCATTGCTTCTACCTTCATCTCGAAAACACCGCTCTTCCAATCTTCCGCGACAGACTTAGGGGTAGTCTCAGATTGATGACTCACCATCGGCTCACGCGTGTTGTAGTGCTCCATGCTTTCGAACCCACCTTGATGTCCTGAGGGATTCTCTTTCATGTCTTCTTCTCCTTTTTCTTTTTTAATTTCCTCTTTATACTGCGAGGGGTGTGCACATGTTCAGCTTTCTTCAACTGACTGCGTGCCTTTTCTAGTGCGCTCTTCTTCTTCATCTTTACCCAAACAAATTTTAACTGTGTGTTTCTCTAGAGCGTGCCAATTGCTCGTTTCTGGAAGATACTTAACAAAAGTCATCTCACCTTTTTCCAGTTGCTCTTGGTAGTATTCTTCGCCCCAGTCTTCTATGTTATGTCGTATCTCTTTTAACACGGATACTAGCACTCTCTGTTTCATCAATCGCCTCTTCCATCGGTACCGTACTTTGCTACTGGAAGCAGCGTATTTTGGAATGCTCGCGGATCTTCGTATACTGCCTTACCCGGCCTGATCCCTTGCCACTCTTCCCAATACTCGTGCTGCGCTCTCTCGGCTGCTAGCGCTCTCTGTATCTCAGTCTCACCACGTATAGGTTTTTTGTTCTCCTGAGAGTGAAATTGTTGTCCCGTACCACTCAACTGCTCTTTGGCCCAAACCCCAGGCAATGGATGAAACTTGGGATGGTAACTGTCGTACTGTCCGGGTTGCGGCTTCAACGTGTTCAGCGGTGCATTGCCTTTCTGGTTCATTCTCTCGCCTCATTTCTTCTTCGCCATCTCCATTTCCACTTCCATTGCCCATCCTCATAAACACGAAACTCTTCTCCAAGTAGAACCATTTGAAAATATGTGATTAGTTCCGGTGTCAAAATGAAGCCTCCCCAAGCGGTGCGCTCCCATCGTTGTGTCCATGTGCGTATCGGTAACTGTCTTCGTGCTGCTTTCTTTCGTTCTCCATCATGAACTGCAAGTCGCTCGTAGTTCTGCCGACTGATCCCTGCTTCAATGCACCGAATCGTCCCTGAGCGTTCGCTGTCTCGGCTACTGATCTTGGCAAGTGCGTCTTCATCTCTTCCCCAACTGTGCTCATGTAGCCGCCCTCACCTTGAAACATGCTCGCTGTCATGGTCGCCCCGAAAACTGAATACCTGGCGGATGATCTATGATCTGGCCTCCAATCATTCGGTACTGGCGGTCACTTCTCATGCCGTTCTCTTGTCTCTCTAAATACTCGCGTGCATGTGGCTGCATCCCTACCGTGTCCAACTGCATGCTCCAACTTGGCTCAAGCTCGTCTGTCTCGTAGCGATCTAAGCCACGCTGCGGAGAAGCAATATAGTCGTTTCCGTGACTTCTATTTGCGTCGTTCATTCCCATCTGCTCTTCCATCTTGGAGTAGCGCATCTCTTGAGGAACCGTCTCGTAGTCCCCTGGCCATCTCTGATCTTTCATATTGCCTCCTACATTCCGTAATGGTGCTTGTGTCCATCGTGCCCGTGCTGGGTATCGTGGTGTCTCTTATGGTGCCGCTCCAAATGGTGATGCACGTGCTCTTTCGCGTGATCGTGCTGCTTCTTCTCCATCTCTAGGTGATGCTGTAACCCGTGATGCCCGTGATGATCCATATGCTCTTTCATTGGTCCGCCCCCTTCATATTGCGGTGTTACTCTTCTGACGGGAACGTGCGCTTCATCTGCTGTCCGCGTCTGTCTGTTGTGCTGCAAGTCCTTACCGGCAACCCTCATGTCGCTGTCGCCGGCCCCTACTTGCGTATATCCATCTTGCATCTATAGCGCCTGGATTAAGGTAGAGATTTCAAACACTCAATATTTATACTTGCAATGAGGACCTTGAGGACCTTGCGGACCTATGCAGCCACAGCAATTAGTATCTCCGTTACACATAAACCACCTCATTAGTTTGTTTAGAAACCTACATACCATCATTTACCTTTTACTGCTGGTTGAGGCACTACAGTCTCTGCTGAGGCCAGTCTCTGTTCTTCCTCGATGCCACGTATCATCCCTAAGATCTTCTCTGCGTGATCTACCGTCATTCCCTGCTGCTTGAGTTCCATCTCTTGAAACTCTTTACCCGCACGTATGATGTCTAGCACGCCTCTTGATCTCTCCTCTTGAGCGGCAGCCAATCGTTCTTCACTAAGCGCCGCATCGTACTTGATCCTACTAAGCCGCTCTTCTCCAAGCGCCACGTCTGTAAACGCCTTCGCCTGCAAGAGCTCGTTCACCTGCTTCTTGTCTTCTTGTTCTTGTTTCGCTGCTTCCTCGGCCTGCTTCGTCTGCGCCTCGATCTGCTGCATGAATTTCTTCTGTATCGGGAATGGCGACAACTCCCATAACATCTCATCCGGTACGTTGGTGCCACCCATCTTCATCGTCCACGCCTGAAGGAACGCTTGCTGTTTCTGCGTATCCGTCATCACAGCTTCCACAATATCCACGTCATAGTCCAAGAATGTGCCGTTGTAGAACTCTGGTGTCGGTTCGCTCTTTAGTAGTCGCTCTACCTTCTCCGGCGTGTACTTCTGTATCAGCTTCAGCGTCTTCTTCGCTACCAAGTAGTCGGCCTCGCGGAAGTTGTCCATGATCGGTCCCAGCTGCATGATCGCCATCGACTGCTTCATCTTGAACAATACCGCACTCATTCTGTCGGTGTCATCGGTACCAAGCGCGCCAAGATCTACAAAGTCCTTAATGTCCGCATCAAATGACTCCTGCAATGCAAACAAACTCTCGGGAATGTTCGGCGGATCAATCTTCTCTACATCGGACGTTTCAAACCCCGGATTCATAAAGATCACCTTGCCCTGTCCCGTTTGGAACAAGGACTTAGGGTTCGATACCGCGTTTGATTTAGCCTTCCAACCGATACCAATCTGCGAGTCTACGATGTCCAAGAGCTTCGACTTACGCATGTTATATTCTTCTTGAGAATCACGTAGTAGTCTCTGTAAAGATTGATATTTCCACTGGTACAGATCGTAGGATGGTTCAAATACGCAGTAGTACGGGACAAACGGGTACTCTCCCATGCCCCAAGGATCTTCCCCACTGTAAAGTAAACGGTTTTCTACTATGATGTTGTATTCAACCGTCTTGTAGTACCCTTCAATCACTGCGAGATTCGGAAACATCGCCTGCATCATCGTCAATCGCTTGCGGTCACCCTTCCACGGCTTCTGTGCTCCCGTTGCCTTGTCTACTAAGATCCACCCCTTCTTGTATCGCTGCTTCCAGTATTCGTTGTAGGCTAGAAGCTCTTGTAGTCCCCATTGGCGCGCGTAAGGCTCATAGGTGAACTTCTCGTCGCGGTTCCCGTAGCCCATTGCATCGACTTCACGCTCGCACCCAGGAACAAGCGACTTGATCACGTCCTTGCTCAGGTACTTTCGCCTCGCCATGAATGTGCAGTCTTCTAGATCCAACCGATAGCTGGGATCCCAAATTACGTCGTTCCAGTTATCCATGTGAAAGGAGATGCGGCCATTCACGTAGTCCTGTCTATAGTCGATCCACGGAGATACCCACGATACCCCAGAAATCAAGCTCCCATGCTTCGCCTTCTGTGTGACGCGATAACCGTTTGGAACCATCACTTGTCGCAATAACTCCGTCAACTGCTCGGCTGTATCTGGGTTCGCGTTCTCTTTGGGAATCACTATGCTGGCATTCTGGTTCGCCGCTAAATACCCGCTAACCATGTTGATCGTCTTGCGCGACTTGTTAAAAGTAAACGCGTTGCGACGTTGCGTGTTCAGGTACTGCAACTGCTCAAGACTCCACTGGTTGCCCAAGTAGAACCCAACATCACGATACGCTTCGGCATAGAAGGTATTCAAAAGCATGTAGGCGCGGTTATAGTCCTGCGTAAAATCCGAAACTACGTCGTAATCTGTCGCCATCTATCCCGCCCAATAGTAATCACCCTAATCGATAGTTAATGAATTTTTGAATTATTTATCAAGAAAGATTTTGAATCGTAGGCAAAAAAAAGGCCCACCCCGAGAGAGATGAGCCTAGTGTTCAACCCAACCTATGTAAGAAGACATATGAACAATACCGATTATGCATACTGACAGAAATGGAACAAGAGAAATTTAGCTTTTGACAAGATTTACCAGTGTGGAATAAAGTCTGGACTGAAAACATAAAAACAAAAAAAAGGGCCCTAGTTGTTCAAGCTAGAGCCCAAGCTGTTTTTAATGATCAACAGGAGAGCAAAAGGAAGAGGTATAGTAAACTCTTCGAAGAGGTATAGTAAACTCTTCTCGCTCTTCAACAGGAAAGAGAGCACAAAAAACAAAGGAGACAACAAATCTGCCTCCATTATAGCTCTCCTGTTGATTATTGCAAGCAGAAAAACATCAATAGGAGAAATATGTCAGTTATCCGCTCAGTCCGAGATCGTCAAAATCCATACGTCCAAATCAATAAAAAAGCTCTAGAAGACCCGAAAATATCACTCAAAGCTAAAGGATTCATTGCGTATTGCCTAAGCAAGAAAGACGACTGGATCTTTTATGTCGACCAACTATGTAAGGTGCTAAAGGAAAAGGAAGTTAGTATTTACAACATTATAAAAGAATGTATTGATCATGATTACGCTATTCGATGGAGAAAAAGAGATAAACTTGGGAAATTCGAAGCTTGGCAAACTATTATTTCTGACAGTCAAGAAGAGATACGAAGATTGAGAGACGAATTGAATTCTGACCCTGAAATTCAAAAGAGTTACGCGATAGGATTAAAAAAAGTTCTACCACACCGAGGTTTTCCAGATCTGGATTCCCCACATGTGGAAAACCAAGGACTAATAATAAAGGACTCTAGTAATAATGACTTAAGTAAGATTATTATTGAGCCGGAAAAATCTCCCCCTCCGGAGCCTGAACCTACACCACCTAAACCAAAGGAAGAGCCTGCCGGCGGCAATAATAATTTTTATAAGTGTCTAGAAGATAAAGAAGACATGTCCTTAAGACAAAAGCGTCAGTTTAACAAGTACCCGCAAGAAGTTATTGATCAGGCGGCACGTTACTGCTATCATTCTTCTGTGAAACTCGAAGGACCTGGTGCCCGTATAAAGCAGATGCACCACTTCTGTCAGAACCCGCTAGACTACCAAGAGACGATGAAAAATCTAGATAAGCCGAAACATAAAAAATTATCTGAGAAACAACGTATTCTTGATTACTTCAAGCACGGAGAAAAGTACAATGGATACGAGTGTTGCATAGACAAAACAAATACCGGCATATGCTTTATTCATCCAATGCGAGTACATAGCTACGGGATTATGTGGAACGATACTAACTTTAAAGAAGAATTTGAACTCATTTTAAAAAGGTTGGAATTGAAATGGACCGATCTAGTACAATAAGTTCCGATTGTGGTGATGCAGTTCCAAACGAAGAAAATATTTTGGATCTTTCGGCTTGTGTTAGGGAAGAAATTCAAAGGCAGTTAAAAGAGAAAATTAACATGGATCGACTTGGTTTAACTAGTAGTCAAGAATTGATTGAAATAAGAAAATACTGCTTGGAGATTAGAGAATTGTTTTACCAAGCGAACAATTTGGAGAATCTCACACTTTCCATCCCCATCGATCTCGCATCAATTCGTATTGCACATCGCCAACTCCAGAATCAGGTCGAAAATCTGCTTCGGTTAGGGCTAGCATGCGAAAAGCGTCCGCACCGTGAGAAGTGTAGTCATGAAACGGCTTATCCCCGTACACCCGAAACTTCTCGTTGTACTGCTTGCGATAGTTCGACAGACACTTCAACCCGTGCTCGCAGCGCTTCTCATCAAACCAACATCGTGATAGAATCATGCGGACCGCTTCTATGCCAGCTTCTAATCCTAGCTTCGGAGCTACGCGAAATGATAATCCCAAGCGTCTCGCCGTCTCCAAGCGAGTCTTTCCTGAAGTTAACTCCCGAGCTTGAATGTCATGTGGAGCGACGTGAAGATCATATACACATCCGGTTTCTCTGCGATAGTCATCCAAAATTCTGGAATAGTGAGCTAGTCCTTCACCTGAATTCTCATAGTAGTTGATCAAATGAATTTCTTTACCAACAAACTGAGCAAACCAGATAGCCGTACTGTCGCCGATTCCAAGGTCCCAATACGTGCGCACCGGAACCGCAGGGTCGTAGTCAACACGTGCTATTTGACCTTTCTTATTCAGCTGGTCAATCTGGCGGCCATAATAGCTACCCTCCTGGCCCTTGTTGAAGTCGCAGTAGTATTCTTGCTGTATCATATCTTCGGGCATCCCTTTTCGACGCTCCGACTCTATTTGCTCCTCTGTGAGTACCCCAGTGTCTCTTACCGTGAGAATCTCGAAAAACCACTCGTCTGGGTTCTTCCTGGCGATTTCGGCAAGATCCCATCCATGATTCTTCCCTCTAGGCGTGTAGATAAATGCACACCACCCTCCGTTCGCAGCAAGAATCGGTTTCACGAAGTCATAGGCCATTGGATCGATGAGGCTCCACTCGCTGAAAACTACCCCCCGTGGATTCGTTCCCATGATAGCGTCGTACGAGTCGGCACCAATAAGCTGAATCAGCGACTGTCCGTTGCACCCATTGATCCAAATCTTCATCTCTGTGTTATTTGGGTTCGAATCGATGATCTGTTTGGGGATATAGTCGATCATGCGCTTGCCGTCATTCGTTATTCCGTCCCAGATGACGCGCTTGGCTTGTGCGAAGCTGGGCAAGAAGTAGTAGTATGTCCCCGGCTCCATGTATGCCCGCTTGATCATGTAGTTCCACATCGTCGTGTCTTTCCCCCCCCGTCTGTGCACGACCCAACACGCGTTACGAATCCCACTGTCGAGTGCGTCTAAAATTTTTTCTTGATAGTGACGAGGCGAATATCCATAGGGAATAGTGATTTCCGGCATATCATATCTCGTAGATAGTTGAATCTGGAAAGTGCTTTTGAATATCCTGCTGTCGAGTTTCGGTGATCTCTTTGTATTCAATAACCCCGAGCAAGTCGTGTATCACTTCGATGTTCTCCTTGCACATTATCGCGAAAAGAACCACCCGTTTCATCGTCAATATTAGCGCCATGCGATTGTCTGAATCTTGCAAATGGCGACAGATCAATTGGTTTGTGAACGTGATTTCGTCAGCAAGGCCTGTTAAATCCCCTAGGAACGCGTTTAGCTCCTCGTGGCTAGTAAAGCAGTCTGTCATACGTTGAAGTGTGTCTGAGGTCACTACAATGCGTTTTTTCATGTGTCTCCTGTATTGGGAGATGAAGGATTCGAACCTCCGAAGGCTACAGCCATTTGATTTACAGTCAACATCCTTTAACCACTTGGATAATCTCCCGAAAAAAAGCAGGTCCATATCCCAGAACCTGCCCACCGACCTACCGTACGCACTACCGGAATCCAGCAGAATAGGTCAGTATTCCTCTAAAATGTCTAGGGGCTTTACAATCTCAGCCAACCCCTGCATGTATCAATTCTTCTTTAGCTTCTTTACTTCTTTCTTCAGCATGCGAATTTCATCTATAAGCACGTTAACTACCTTTGGAAAGTCACTAACCAGTCTATGTGGTCGTATATTGTCCCGTGCTCGTCGCAACGCATCCCACTTAGCCAACTAGCAACCTTTACGTTTCGCAATCTTGCCTTTCTCTACAAGACCATCGCGCTTCTTATCCGCTTTCTCCAGATGCTTAAGCTCTTTCCCAACTTTCTTCACGTCTTTTTCTGTCTTTCTAATCTGCTTGTCCATTTCATCCTCATTCTTCATACTTTTTTCTATTAGCCACCACGTACACAAAAATGTAGCAGTAAAGCGCACAATACACCGCATGGCAAGGTCTCTCACCAACTAAAAATATTAGTCCAGGAATCACACTCAAGAATATGGTCGTTACAACTAGAAGCAGCATATTCATTTGTGGAGGCCTTTGAGTGTCTCGGCAAGGTGAGCTCGTTTCGCTAACTTGCCCCCCTTCTTCTCGGCTGCTTTGAGCTTCTTCTCTGGTATCTTCTTTCCCTCCGGTACCCCCAACTGCTTGTGTAATGCTCCAGGCTTCTTTATCGCTTTCTGTATCCACTTTTCCACCATATAGACTCCATGATTTATTCTCTTTTCTACATATCATATCGCCAGATTTTCAAGCGAAATCTTTTGTTTTAAGTTTGAACATTATGGGACCACCTTTGCGGAACATCATCTGCGGTTCGCTTCTTGCAACGATACCCTCCATCTGATTCTTCTGTACCTGAGCTATTTGAGATACCGGCATCATCTTCACATACTGTACTATTTCTTCTGTTGTCCATACGAGTCTATTCAATTGGGGGATATTAAGCAAAGGCACCGCGTCAATCCCAAGTTCCTCGGCTACTTCAGCTACTCCCTCTCGCGTCAGCCACCACCCAGAGACGTATGCATCAAACAAAATAAACGATGCATCCTTTCGGTAGTATCCACCACTCTGTATCTTGGGACTGTAGCCCTCCCCGAACAAAATAACGTAATTAGATTCCTTGAATACCTCGTGCATTTTTTGTGCGGAAAAAGTTGATTGGAGATACGTGAATAGAAACGTTGGAAATTGAGCGTTGTCAGTACGTCCTCGAAAATCCAATACAAATTTTTCCCTGTCGATAGCGTTTCTCTGGAAAATAATCCTAACGTTTGTGCCGTCCACTTTCTCTGTGACGCTCCATGTATTAATAGCCGCGAACTCTGGGCATGCATATTGTCCCTCGATTATTGCACTCTTCCTTGGCTTCTTCTCCAAGTCGCTCACGTATCGATGCTTCTCTTCATCATACGGACCGCAACCTTCTCTCATATACAAGCTATCGATCTTCGGATATTCCATTATCCCTCCTTATAAACATTCTTGCGAAATGAATACACATGGCCAGTCGCGATAACAAAGCACCAATACATCCCCCCACAAGGAGAAACACAAATAGTCCAACCATCAGTAGCCATAGACCCCACAACATTATACCCAGCACAAATAAGACGATCGATTCCATCATACATTTCTCTTGGTTGTAGCGGCATTCCAAACTGGTATCCTTCCGACGGCCTCACTGGCTCGCTTGTGCTTCTCTGCGATACTCCCTTCAAACTCGTCATCTTCCCGCGGCTCCTTCAACTTGATCGATTTGGGGAACCGGTGAAATTGCGGCTTGGTCAACCAACTCTTCTGCATCTAGCAACCTCTCATTCCTGTATTGTATCTGCTGTGCTAACTCGTCTCTCTCTCTCTTGGAGCAGCGTATTATCACATAATCTATATCTGAAATATCTCTGCTCATTGATAAATTAATCCGAAGTAATTGTTTCTAACTAATCTAGCATGTGTCTTAACAAACTTTACTTTATTGGCAATTATGAACTTAAAAAGTCTGTTTGGCTGAAATAAATACTTGTTTTTTTCCATTTTAATAAAATCATTCCCAGATGAATAGTGAATAAATTTTTGCATAGTACTTTCAACCATGATTGGATACTTTTTACAGAAATTGCGAGCATCCAGCCATTCTTCCGGTTGAACTTCTGCTTCTTGCTGTCCCAACACGTATCTAGTCAGCTTGGATAACAATTTCACTGCTATATTATCCTCTGATTTAATGTGCGCTTTGGAAAATTCAGACAAACATGCTTCTAATTCATGAATTGGTGACATAAAACCTCCGAAAAGTTACAAAAAAATAGCGTTAAGTTTCTAAAACAAGTTACCTAACGCGAAAATGATGTAAAGGAGATTATGAAAGCAAGAAAATTGTGAAAATTTAGCAAGAATAGTAGGGACGTGACTTCATTGTATGGATGAATTTCTCTACTTTCTTACAATTATTCTACATACAGTCCAGTCGCACAAATGAAAATATCTATTGTTTTTGAAGGCATAACTACTCCAACAGTTCTCAGTTTCTCCCTAGCCCAAGTGAAGCAATTTTGCGGTCTTTTTGTTTGCAGTGTAATATGAGTATAAGCCAGATTTAAATATCTATTTCTTTCCTCCCATGAATAAGAGAATATTTTTTTGGTTATTTGTAGGTAGATAAGAGATACAGGTATCCCAATTATAGGAAATGCAGTATTTATTTTTTGGAAATTCTCAAAGGTGCTTCCAGGATTTCTCCATTCTGAAATAATAGATCTAAGCATAGTCGGATCTGTTCTACTCAATTCCTCTAATTCCTTATCGTGTATCTCGTAGTACTCTGCTGATTTCGATAAAACCGATTGCGCACCAAATATACTGAATGGCGTTCTGTTTTCGGTTTTCTCTTTTTCCACACTATCAATCATTTGCTGAACTCTCTGGCTGGAAACTCGCCACGTCTCCGTCTTTTTGTGATATCTGATTGTTGCTCCAGAGCGTATATTTTCTATTTCAGGCCTTCCACTAGTAGAATAAAAATAAAAACATCCTTGTTTAATGATTTCTTTTATTTTATTATCTACTGTTGAAACTCCCATGAGATGAACTTTTTTTATACATGAAATACCTTCTCTTTGTCCTTCTATTATAATAACAGCATGATTACTTTTTTTCTTATCCGTTGTTAGTGTTACTGCCCACATGTCATTGTTTATAGTAATAGAATTATCTAATTGACTTACGCTCATATTTCTCCTTGGTTTTGTGCAGCACGCCATCTTTGCGGATATTCATCTGAAAAATGTATATCTTTTGGAGGCTGTTTTTTAAATGTTTCTATATATTGTGCTCTTGTATACGTGTCAAATATTGGATCTCCGTAGGCTCCATCATTCCACTTGTGATAATTTCGGCCATACATGCAGTCGATATAACAACATGAAATACAATAAAATATTTTCGTTATACAACACGCTTGTTTCTCTAAAGCTTCAGCATCTTTTTCGAGACTTTCCAGTATCTGCATAACTTTGGCACCAGCGGCTCTTTCCTTGGGCGTAAATTCGAATTTAAAGTATTCAGCCCTACGAAAGATATGTTCCACGATGAAGAGCGGACTCACCCCAAACCAATAGCCTGCAACAGAGATCCTTTTTCCAAGCCAACAGACTCGTATCTTGGCCGGATTCTGATTCGTTGCACTCTTTCCGTGCTCTAGAATCGCCAACATCTCCGTCATGTTAGTAGCATTTTCTATTTGAGTAGATAAAAAACCCATACTATTTCATCTTCTCCTTCGAATCTTTACCGACCGTATCTAGCCAGAGAGCCCGCATCTTCGCCAGTATCTCTTCCTCGTTACTTGTATCGACTATTGTGTATAACTTGCCGTGCCGAATATTCCACCGTGGAACAAACTCTTGCACCTTAAGCGATACATAATCTTGACCAAACGCCCACACTGAGAAATTATGTAGATCATTTTGTAACATTTAATTTCTCTTAGGATTTTATTTAATAAAGTAAGCTACAAGTTTATCTATTAATTCTTTATTTGAAATTTGTTTATTCACGCTTGAAGTCCCCGTAGTCCAAATCGTCCTTCACTGCAAGTTCAAGTGACGCAAGACACCTCAGCGCGTCATCTACAAACTTTACCAGATCGTACTGCATGCACTTGTCCCGTAACACATTTAAGTGCCGAGCCTCGTACGCTATCTCAATTGATATGGCCTTCTTCTCATGGTCTGATAATTTTTGTTTCCTCATAAGCATTTAATCTTTTATGTTTTGTTTTAAAATTTTCCACACTACCTGTAATATGCACAGATGGTTTTCTTCAGCGACATTACATTTTATTAAACAAAGTAATGCCGCACATAAACTATTCAGTATAGTATCTAAATCTTTTGCCGTGTCATTCGGATATTTTTTTCTCAATTCTAGATAGATCTTTTTTCCATTCTCTACGAACTGTGGATTTTCTTCACCTGATAAATATTGGAAAACTTTTCTTTCTTCAGCCATCTTGTTCGCCTCTAATGTATCGACTCATTCTGTCCTGCTGCGGCTGTAACAAAAAAAAGTGGAGGCGGGGCAGGGACTAATATCCAATGCGTAACATCTAAAGCAATAACGCTAGGAAAATGCCAATCATCGAAACTAATTGAGAATGTTTTATTTTGAGCACAAAAAGCAGCGCGTATTGGTTCCCATCTGTACAATTGGTCGTGAATCACCCAAACTAGGCCACTCTCCTTAGGCAACTCGTCCTTCACACTAATCCACTCGCTCATCATGTCCTCCCGCGCCTCTAATAAAATGCCAAACTCGGAATTTTCGCGCCACAAAAATTAACACTCAACTTCCCACACACCAAGAAAACTAATAAAACATATCTCTATTACTTCTTCTTCTTCTAGCTTTGTGGAAATGTTCATAACCCAAATTACATAGACAACTTCAAATATATAATAGAACTCAATAATCGTGCCTCTTTGTTCACAATTGGCATTTCTTGTTTACAACTTTGCTACTTCGGGAGTTATGTGCTACTTCATGAACCGTAATAACTTCTTGAACTGTGCTACTTCATCAATCGTGCTACTATCAAATAAATTCTACTAACTTTCGGAGTAGCAGAAATACTTAAAGAACAAAGTAACACTAAAAAGAAAATAACAAAAGAAAAAAAAGAAGTCAAATTGTAAAAAAGAAATTACTAACTAGAGAAAAACTAACCGAATTATAGAAAAAATTAACCAAATTATAGAAAAAATTAACCAAATCTGGAAAAATAATCTGTGTACCTGTGAATATGACTATGTATCGCCTGTATGGGGCAAGTGGCATCGCTTTCTAGAGTATTTTCATTTTTACTTGTCATCAATTCTCTAGTGCAAACAAGGCGTTCATAATTGTTATTACGGTACACTCTTGCTCTGACTAGTCTGTAGGATGCTTACCCTTTGCATAGTTGACCACGTTCACTTGAACCTGCCCCTTATGTTCGCTCTCAACATCTATCTTGTCACGCCAGCCGTATCTATTGGCCATGTTGTAGAACCATGTGCGACTGTTCCCGAGGCACTCTCCCAAAGCTTGCCGTAGTCCGATACGCTCCCAAGAATCGCGACCAAGGCGTCTAGCGTGCTCCAGGTCATCGTCATTGAATTCATCTGGATATCTCTTCATCAGTTCATTTAGCGTTGCTCTACTGATCCATTCGAATGAATCTAGGCTCATGCCTTTTTCGAGATGTTTGACAAGTTCTTTAAAGATCATGTTTCTGAACAATTTGTCTTCTTGTACTTTTTTATTGATCTCTCTTTGAGTTAATTTCCTGCCCTTCATGGTGTACCTTTGAGTGTGCGCTTTTGTAAAGTTTGTTCTTGAGTTTAGTAGTAGCACGATTGATCTTTTTGTGTCTAGAGTGATTTAGTGCTTGTGCACATTTTCCCATTTGTGTTATGCTCATTTCAATTCAAAGAACCTGCGATTGAGTGAAGTGCTCAAACGGGGTGAATTGAGAAAACCCATATAGACAAGCGCTATTCTCAAACGTGGAAAGCTGAATAACGACGGCGAGCGACTACGCAACGACCCGCTCAGAAACGCAAGTACAGTGAGAAGCGCGACAAGAGGAACACATGAGAACAAGCAAGAAAGAAGTAGAGTCGCTTAGCATTCAAAATCAGAAAGAGCGAATCAAACTAAGGGGAGATGAAATGCTAAAATATCAGATCTACAATTTCGTGCACCAATGTAACGTTGGACAGTCCTATTTCTCAAGAAGAAGAGCGAGGAGAAGAGCTGATAAACTCGATCTAGACTATGGCGCTATAGCACACAGAATCATCGAAATATACACAAACTAAATCAGGGGCTTGCTTGAACAGGCCCCCAAACGAAGGAACGAATATGAGCAGAGTAACAAAAAAAGACGTATTTCAGCTATTCAAAGTACTTATAAACAATTTGAATAAACTACACAACGATCCACATTTTGGCGATGACTGGAATCTAGACTATGCAGCGTGTTATGGTGGCTATGTTATCGAACAAGTAGGAGAGAAAGGGAGAATTTCTCATCCGCTTGGTTCAGCTAGAAGAGACGCTAAAACAATGAATAGCGCTCTCACTCTGCTAATTTGTGCGTTAATCAATAAAGAGGTAATCAAATGACCGAATCAATTCACTCATTCAGACAAAAAGAGCTGCGAGCAATCATGCGCTTCATTGACAACGCTTACGAAGAGGAAATAGCAACTATCCTTAGTGAAATATTAGTGTGTCATGGCTTGTGTATATTCGATTATGATACCAAGACCCGCAAGAAAGTAGGGCTTATCAAAACGGGTGGCGTGAAAATAGAACTAGTAACAGAGGAGGAAGTGAAATGACAACATACGCTAAGTGCAGGCAATACGAAAAGGGCGAGCGATTCTTATTTGTAAGTTTAGATGGTGACTATTCAGAATTGCAAGGTTCAATCGAATGCAGCGCAGAACTGTACGAATGCTGGCAACCGGATTGTATAAATGACGACGAATTCAACCTAGTAATCATGCTGAATGGATTTCCCGTTAAAGCAAGAGGCTGTCACTTTGATTTTGTGGAGGTTCCAAATGAATAAATACAAAGGCGGGAAACTGAGAGTGTTAGAGGAAGACGTGCAGCTAAAATACCGCGAGTTCCTCAAGAAGCTGCGCAAGACGTGCCCGCATTTGAAGGAAGCTACATTCAACTGGAAGCTCAATTGCTTGTACATATACGGTGGCTACTGCATTGAAGAGCAAGAAGGAATCAACACAGTAGGCTACCCATTTGGTCTACAGCGACGCAAGGCAGCGGAACAGTACAAGTGGTTTGAGCACGTGATTGAGATGCTGCAATTCTTGAGCAAGCTTAATTCGACCCCACCCCTAAAAGATTGTCCCGAAGAAAACTTAAAATAACCCAAAAGGAAGCACATGAACAAAGAAATAATATACCAAGATGAAACAATCTCGATAACCCTGGAAAAACTGGGGGATATTCTTATGAAATGTCAAAATCACTTAATTGTGTTTGATTGGAAAAGAAAGAGTATAGATAGCGTGGAAAGTATAGGCGAAAATGGCCCTTCAATCCAACTTAATATCAGACAACACGAATAACTAACCTGTAGCGTGGGGCTGTCACCTCGCGCTACATACAAAGCATGTGGAGATATGACGCTACAAACACGCATACAAAATGAAGAAGCGAGACTTGCTAAACTCAAAGCTACAGGTCGAAACGACTTTATCGCTAGATCCGTCTCTGCACGAATAGAGAAAGAAACACTACAACTTAAGGCGGAATATGAGACCTGGCGCCAAACCACTACGAGTAAACATACCGAATGAGCTGCACACAATGCTCAAGAAAACGGCTATCGATCACAATATCACCATCAGTAAAATAATAATTGATTACTTACTTTTTTTGAACAAATTCCACCACAAAACACGGAGGCTTATTAATGAAAAAACTGGATTTGCCGGCATGGATGTTAAAAACGCTGAGTGACTATGAAGCAGATCTCACTTTGAACAAGAGCAAGCCCACAGTGAACGCGTACTTGTCCGATGTGGCACAATTCATGAAGTACCTGAAATTCCTGGGGGTCAAACGCTTGAGCAGCTTGAAGCCGGCACATATCACAAATTACTTAGGAGGCCTCAAACTTGACGGTAGCAGCGACGCAAGCCTTAACCGGTACTATATGTCCATTAAAAGCTATTGTCGCTTCCTACGCAAAATAAAGGCCATTCTGACCGATTTTACGGAAGACGTCCCAGTTCCTCGCATTCAGGTCAAAGCGCCGATGGTAGCTACGCATGATCAGATACACTCCCTTCTAGCGCAACCCGACGTTGAAAGCGAGTGCGGTCTTAGAGACAGAGCGATACTTGAGCTGCTCTACTCTTCAGGCTTGAGAGCTTCGGAATTATGTGCACTTAAATTGAAGAACATTAATAATAAACAAGTGGTCGTGAGCTGTGGCAAGAGGGGAAAGACTCGAAGTGTACCCATGACACATTCGGCGCAAAAATGGGTCGAAAAATACGTAGAAGTATATAGAGGTCACGAAACAGGCCCGCTATTCAAAACAAAAATGGGTAAAGCATTGAATCGCCAACGCCTCAACGAGATAGTGACACGCTACGCAAAAAAAGCACACATAGAAGGGCTAACAACTCACAGCTTGCGTCATACTTGCGCGACTCACTTGTTGGACAGGGGCGCCGACTTGCGTTTGATCCAAGAAGTGCTGGGACACAGTTCAATAGCCAGCACACAGCGCTACACTCACTTGAGCAGCAATAAAATTCAGGAGATGTTTCACAACTTCCATCCAGGGAGCCAGTAATGCAAGGAGAACAGCTAGATCTATTCGCATTTCACAAAAAGAAACATGGTGGGAGAATGGATCCATACACTTTTGAAGAAAGAAAAATAATTGAACGACTTCTGAAGAGTGGCGCAACGGGGAAACACGCTGCGAAAAAACTCGGTAGATCAACCAATGGAATAAATACGGAAATACGCAAAAATGGAGGATGGAAAGAATATAATGCCGAAAGAGCGCAGAAAAGAGCGGAAGAAATGAGAAGAGATGCAAATAAAAAAATAAGCCACGCACTTTTAGGAAAATCAGGGCCCGGCGTCTCTAAACGAATAAAAAACTTAGAAATGCAAGTGGAAATACTTTTCGAAACAATAAGAGAACTAAAGGGATCACATGGAAAAAACAAATAACCACGATATGTTCATTTTTAGAGAAGACAACCGCGCAAGGATCGATCAAGCGCATGTCAGAAAAATCAAAGATTCGATTTCTTCGCGTAACATGCTCGAGCTGAAACCAATTTCGGTAAATTCTCAAATGGAAATTATCGACGGACAACATCGGCTACTTGCAGCTAAAGATCTTGGACTGCCCGTATACTACACAGTAGAACACACGCTTAGACCTGAAGATATTGTGCTACTTAATATCAATAAGAGTTGGACAAACGACGATTTTTTCAACTACTATTGTAAAAATGGAAATGAAGAATACCTTAAATTGAAAAATTTTTTGCAGGAAAACAATATACCTTTGAAAGTAGCATTGAGTTTATCGCTGGGAATGATTCATTCTTCGCATCACGATTTTAAAATTGGGAAATACAAATTTGAACTGAAAGGAAAAAAGAAAGATATCGATATTTGCTGGGAAACAATCGAATTTATCAAGAAAATGAATGGCTATTCAGCTTATACGCGATCAGGCAAGTTCTGGAAAGCATTGATTAAATTGGTAACGCATCATCATTTTGAGGAAGAAATCTGGAAAAAGAACCTACATCGAATGATCGAAAAGATGCGCCCTTGCACAAATACCGATGCCTACTTAGAGTGTTTCATGCAAATATACAACTGGAAAAATCACGACAAAATTGAAGATCTAAAAGATTGAAAAACAAATTTACAAGATTGGATGTTTTTCGATCCACACATCATAAAATTCAGTCTGCGCGAGGTAAAGTATGCAATACTCCTTTGCCTCGTTATAGCTTCGACATACGGCTACTACTTGGTCGCACCCTTCGCCGTCAATGCCCATAATGATGTAAACCTGCTGCCGAAAATCACTAAGCTTGACTACTGACATCAGCCTCACTTTCGGATTTCTCAAATTGTGCATGCATCTTAAAACACAGGATCACGAAGCCGCGGCGAATTTCGTCAGTAATATCCACTATCTCTCTGTCAAAAATAGTGCGATCAAGATTAGTCCCGATGTAATCAATAATACCGTGAGCAATAGCAAGCTGAGCATAGAGTAACTGTTCTTTAGTTGGTATCTTCATTTTGTCTATTTTCCTCCTTTTGATCGATATTTTCCAGCAGATCCAGCATGATTTCCTTGTAATCCACCTTCCCTGCGTGTATTTCTTTGGCAAAAATCGTCGTGCTACCGATCTTGCTTGCGGTGATGCTCTTACTTCTCAGGAGCCATGATATCTGCGCGTCATCTTCCCAGGCAACTCCACTCAGGCTGTCATTAAGGAATTTCTCTAGGTTGTCTCCATCAGGGCGTTTCGCATGTGGAAGTAGGTGTAGACGCCGGCGCCTCGGTCCCTTGAAGCTGACTGGTATCGGTAGGCGAAAATGCACAACCACTAGCAGCGGACCTCTTAGCGGCTTTTCTATATTGCCGTGGGTCGTTACGTATTCGCGTGTAGTAAGCATCCCTCGGCTGTCTGGATTGTACCAACCCTTGCTTCTTCTGCTGAGACGGACTGAACATTTTGGTTTCGGGGTATATGGGATCGTTATTTTGAAGCTTGACATAGTGCTCCCATTTCATGAATTTAAAGACGATTCTTGGGTTGTCGCTGTAGTACTTTTCCATATCTAGCTTTACGATCTGCCGGTAGGAACGAAATAGCGCATCGAAGAGATGTTCTAGAAAAGCGAGTCCGTAGTCGCACAATTCAAAGGACATCGCCGCGGGAGTCTTCTCTGCACGCAATAACTTCTTGGATATATACACGTGTCCTGGCGGCTTCACATAGAACCGCGCAATGATCACTATGGGAGTACTGCTCGACATGTAACTAGGGAACTGGCAGCGCACAAAAGAGTACCACCGTTTGTTTCGAAAGAACTGTGGCGGTAACTCTCTCTTGCCGATAGGGTACTTAATGCTATAGATCAATGGGTCGCCGGATAACGTGAGGCTGTCATTGACTATTTGGTTCAGTATCTTGTTACGGTTGATTATCGATTTTCGGCTCATATTCTTCTGCTGTAGCGATCATTTCATCGGCAATGACGTTTATCAGGTCCACGAGTTGCTCAGTCAGTCTGCGCTTGGCTTCTTCTTCTGCTAGATCCATCGTGTACTCGCAAAGAGACAGCCACGAATTGAAGATATTCTCAGAACCATAGAGGGGGTGAGTCGTCCGATAGTGCACCCGCGTTCCCTGTTTCTTGGCTACTCGTTTTCTCTGCATGTGGTGGCCTTTGAATAATGACTTGTGTGATTGCATCTAGTACTGCTGTTTTTAGGACGAAGAGATAGTCTTTATCGAGATAGCTCACATACGGGATATACTCAGTCTTTCTTCCGTCGGTGAACTTGATCTCTTTTTGCGGGAACGAGAACCAGCGCTTGTCACCCTGCACGAAGTACTTACAGTCCAGGATCTTCTGCCCCTCCGGATATATAACCAGCGAGAATGATGCTTTGAGAGAGCCCTTGTTTATTTCTTTGTACTGACCGATTTCTACTTTCATTATTTCTCCTTATTGAATTCTGTATAGCCGTCCCACTTGTGCTGATAGAACAAGTTTGTTGTCCCTTCAACCCCAAACATACGGTTCTTCACGACACGCACCTTCACTTTGTCTGGGTTCGCTTTATTATCTGTACGGGAGCAGCGATGCAGCACTATGATGTTGTCGGCATATTGCTTGATAGAAGAGGAGCCTTTGAGTGAATGGATTCCCACTTCTTCGTTTGAAGTAGCTGATTGCCTGGGGTGACAGATGAGCAGGAAATGCATCGACAGAGAAAATGCTAGTTCGTGTAAGCGCTTCACCGTTTCATCAATCGCTTCGTGTAGCTTGTCGCGCCGGAAGTTCACCAAGTAGTCCAAATGATCAATCATGACGATCTCGACACCCAGCGACTTGGCACGTTTCAACTGATAAGCTAGCCCATTGATGTCTGTACCGATAGTGTTTGGATTCACATACACTTTGTAGCGCGAACACCACTCATCGAATTGCTCATTCTCGTGGTCGCTGAAGTTGTTGATCTTCATAGGGCGTCTCAGAACAATCGAAGCGAGTTTGCGCATCACAATCTCTGGCCGCATCTCCCAAGAATTGATCCACACAGGCACCCCTTGCATCGCAGCATTCACAATGACTTGTGTGCAGAATGTCGTCTTGCCTGAGCCTGTATCTGCTGTAACAACTGTGACTTCTCCCTGCCGCAAACCTTGCAGAATCACATCGAGCGATTCCCACCCAGTAGAACAGCCTTTAGCGATCTCGTTTCTAAACTCACGAGGCAATGCACCGATCGGCACGATTCCTTCAAAAGAGCTAGAAACAGGCGTGAAATTCTCTAAGGTGTTCGATTCATCTTCAAGATATGCTCCCGATTCTTCCATAAATCCTTCAGGTAGTCGGTTAGTAGCGAGATGACTGGGGAGATACGTTCGGTTTGCTGATCTTTAGTTGCAAGTGCTGTAGTTGCGTTTGATAGCCAGTGTGCGATGAAGGCGAGATTGCCGATGCGACGCTTTCCGCGGTCAGATGAAAGCCACAACTCCATCTTCGCGAGCTCTTTTTCTAGATCGACATCGCAATACATATTCTTGAGGCTTTTCTTTATGGTAGCATCGAGTCCTATGAATTTTAGCTTGTCTCTATCGAAGTAAACTGAAACATGTTTTTCTCTGGCCATGAAACTCTTGTTTTATTAAAAACCGCATTTATGTTAGACTGATCACGCATGTTTATAGCAACTAATGGATTGTAGCAAGTCCATTATAGTATCTCCTTGGACGGGAACCTGACAGGGTTCTCGTCTTTTTTCTGAAGCTACATCATCACTTGTTTACTCTCAACCTTTTTTTCTAAGATTACTCGAAGCATTCCTTCTTGCTCTGCGGAAAGATTCTCTTAGCCTCTCATTATCTGAATAGACATATTGCACCGCATTTCGAATCAGTTCTTGCGCGCTGACATATTTGCCTAGTCTCGCGCTTTCTAGATCGGCTATTTCCTGGACAAGCCGGTAGTCCTCTTCATTGAATCGCGTCGAAACTACCAGTCCATTCTTGAATAAATGATGTCGACCCATATGCACCTCTTGACAACAACACTATTGCAATATATGTATTTGGTTGTTAAGAGAAATTTTATATAGGAGATATGTATGGAAGGCGACTGGACAGAAAGTTGGGGAGAACTGAAAGAAGCATCCAAATTCGTAGGAAGGATTCTTTTGTATTCTCTTGCAATTATAGGAGGTATAGTGAGTTTGCTTTATTACTATCTGGAGGTGTACAACAAGTGAGCTTTCCCCGCGTGACTGAAATACTCAAACCGTTTACCTCGTACGAACATGTCCCCCCGACTATCTTGGCACGCGCAGCAGCTAGAGGTACTACTGTGCATGCTCTTTGTGCTGGCATCGCTAAAGGCGCCTGGATTCCCGATGGCATGATAGGCGAAGAATATATCGGCTATATCAATTCATTCAAGAAATGGGCCGAAGCTCAGGTCAAAGAATTCATCATTGTAGAGAGACGCTACACGCACGATAACGAAGAGTTTAGCGGGCAGGTCGATTTTGTCGTGATTGGAACCGACGGAGAGCTGTACCTTGTAGACCTTAAGACCAGCGCGCGTCCACAAAAGACCTACCCCGTACAAATGGCAGCCTACGACCACCTGCTCAAGAACCAAAAGATCAATGTAAAGGCAGCACTACTGGTGTACTTAGACAAAGACGGTGAATTTCCGGAGATACATTACCTCGATACGCTCACGGAAGAACTCGATGTGTTTTTGTCGGCTCTAGAGTGCTGGCATTACTTCAACAGGAGAAAAAAACATGGCAGAAAAGATCCAATTGAAAGTAACGGACAAGAAGACTGACCTCAACATCTATCAGCGCATCCATGCCATTATGTCCGAGCTGGACTACGTGGCAAAAGGCGATAAGACGGTAAACGGGCAATACCGCTTCGTTTCACACGATCAAGTGACTGCAAAAGTACACCCGCTACTCGTAAAGCACGGTATCGTCATAGTGCCAACAGTCGATGAAGTAATGCAAGAGAATAATCGCACATGTGTAAAACTCTCTGTTGCATTTATCAATATCGACGATACTTCCGACTGGGTGCGAACTACCTACTATGGGTACGGAGTTGACAACGGAGACAAAGGAATCGGTAAAGCCATCTCTTACGCATTTAAATACGCCCTCCTGAAGACATTTTGCCTTGAGACAGGTGATGACCCAGATAACGATGCCGACGCGCGCTACGAGCCTGCAAAGTGCCTAGATTTCGATTTGGAGATAGCCGCACTGCTCAAAGAAGATAAGCACCGAGTTCTTCTTGATGAATTTCTGGTGCACTGTGCTCAGGCGACAAACAAGCACGTTGAAGATGTCAAACGGGATGCACTAAAAAGGAAGGACAGCTTCATGCTAGCGTTTCAAGCGTGGGTCTCTAAAAAGTAAGATCACATCAGCAGGCACTTGTCTTTCTCTTTTTCTTGCTTGCCTCTTTCTAGTTGCAATTCTGCGGTAGTTGAGATGGAAACAGGTGTCTCGCTATCTGAACTCGGGGTATCGGATAGGTTACTGCTAGTTGGGGAAGGAGTTGCAGTTTTTGACGGATCTTCCAGCTCAGTGGGTACAGTATTTGGCAAGTGCACAGGCGGCTCTTCAATCAGCAGCGGCGGTGACACTTCTCCATCCTTCGCTTTCTTGGGTGAGGCTCCCTTGGATACACGCGTCACTGACTTTTTCAACTTATCGCTAATTTCATTGGTCACTATGGGGCGGACTCTCTGTCGAGTGGGTTTTCGTACCTTGAACAAGCAACTTCTTACGATCATCATTTCAAATAAAGATGCAATCTGGCTAACTATGGGGGGGAACAGCAAGATAGTGATAAACACATGCACTACGCGATGGCCCCATTTTCCTTGAGTCGCCTTGATGCAGTGCCCGGCAAAGTTACCCCAACACATCGCATTGCGTATCGTGTACTCTTTCGGGTCTAATGCAAAATTCAACTGAGACACGAGTCACCTATGAGATTCATAATTAAATATTTTCCACAGATCGCGATATCTACCATCCTGATGATTAAAAGTGGAAATCCAATCAGAATAAGTTGTTTTCTTCTAGCGGGTTGGTTTGCTCGCGTAGTTATCGATTCTTACCGGACTTGCGCGCCTGATTGAGTGCCGCTGCTACCGCCTGTTTCTGCGGATGTCCCGAAGCTACCATCTCTTTGATATTTTCACTAACGACTTTCTTGGATGAACCTTTCTGTAGTGGCATACTATCTCGCTGCTGTCAATGTTTGTGTATAATAAACTAGGTCTACTTCAAGGCTCCCTGCTGCGATAGTTCCTGCGCTACGAGCTATATCGACATAAAAATTCGTTGCAAGAGTAGGAATATTCGTTGCAATAGTTCCGGCAGAGACTCCATTGATTGTAAATCCCACTGAAGACGCCGCTGCATTCACAGTAACCCCTAGATTGATCCATCCTGTGCCGACTGCCGTAGCCGTATTTGTCGTAGTTCTGACTCCACCTGCTGCTGTTTTGAGCACCCAATTGCCAGAATTCGTACCACTAGAATAGAGAAAATAGGCTCCGTTGCTCGGTTCGCCTCCTCCCGTATCACCAAACCCGACATAGAGTGTGTAAGTGTTTGTTCCAGTCGATAAAGTCGCAACATTGATTACCCAGTTCAAAGTTATAGCACCCCCACCGAAAACAAGTATCTCAGATGCGTACGCAGAAAGAAGATACGATCCTCCCAAGGTTATTGATGGAGACGCTACTATTCCAGGATGCGTACTCAATTGTGTAGCACTAGCATATCCAATTGGATTGGTCGAACTGGTTAGCCACCCCAACTGACTTTGAAGTGATCCCGTCGCATTTAGCGCAGCAATAAAATCATCACTCAGATCAATTGTTGCATTAGGACTAAACGATCCAGGATTCGCTTGAAATGAAGGATCGGCTGAAGCTCCGTTGCTCGTAAGAACAAAACCCGATGTGCTTGGCGCTACATTGGTGATTCCGTTACTAGCCGCACCTACCAAAACGTTATGATTCGTGGTGGTATCCGCAGAGAAAGTAGCCGTTCCGTCAAAAACAATAATTCCTGCCGAAGAAACGTTTAATGCATTTCCGGGTGTTGCTGCCATATTAGGTGACCGTCCATGTTCCTATTGAGTCTATTGCGATCCATGTGGTGTCTGCTGCGCGATATACTAAAGTGATTGAGTCGCCTCTTTTGTTACTTGCGCATGTTCCTGCCGAAGCCGATGCCACGTTTCCTAGTCTAATGATTTGTCCCGTATTTGCAGTAATTGTAAGGACGTTGGTTGCATCTGTAGCGAAAGCGATGGTGTTTCCCTGAGACGGTGAAGCTGGCATTGTCGCTGTTGCTGTGCCAGTAACGAAATAGCCATTCCCCGCTACAGCATTGAAGCTCGTAGATTCATCAGTCCATGTCATCGCAGTAAAAGGAATCGCTTGAAATGAAGGCAAAGAAGACGCGCCTGTAGAAGTGAAAACAAATCCGCTAGTACCGATGCCGGATGCAGCACTTTGAAGCGCTCCAGTAGTTGTTGTTCCTCCGGCGATTGGTGCGTATGCTGTAAAAGATGTAGCGCCCGTTCCACCACCTGCAACTACCGCCGTACCAAATGCCGGATCAGACGATGCACCCTGCGAAATAAGAGGCACACCACTCGTTGCTGAAGGCGCTACGTTCGTTATCCCGTTTGATGCAGCTCCCACTAACACGTTGTGATTCGTCGTAGTGTCTGCTGAAAATGTCGCTGTTCCGTCGAAGACTACAATCCCGGCGGTACTTATATTGAGTGCGTTTGCTGCTGTTGCTGCCATGTTTCACCTATGCGATTGTTAGTGTTCCTTGAGGAGCCTTTGCGAAGAATAAGTTGCTGCCCACATAGACAATTTCTACTTCATCTCCTGCTGTATTTGCCGTAAGAGTGCCGCTGCCCGCTGTAGATAGCTGCGCTCCAAGTCGTATCTGCTGGCTCCCGTTCTGCGTGATCTGGAATAACGATGTCACTGCAAGGATAATGAATGTGTCCCCTATATTCGGAGCTACAGGCAGGTTTAATATACACTGCGATACCCCTCGACAGATGTACCCGTTTCCTGCTACAATCTGCTTCACGTTGTCGGCACTGGTGATCGTATTCCAGGTTATGCCACCCGTCGTTCCAGTGAAGGTAATTAATACTGTATTTCCAGCTCCGGAGGTCGAGATGTCAGTGCCGCCCAAAATATTGAGCACGTTAGAAACAGGAACAGCAGTACCCGAATCAGTGACGAAGCTTGTCGGGATGCTCGGATTACTACCTGCTGCATTAATGATACCTGCTTGTGACACGTGCTACCCATTGAGTTCATGGCGTTTTAATAATAGCTGAATGTTCTCGACCTTCTTGTTTAGTAGCTCTATCTGCATCGCACCATTACTTGCCTTCAGAGACGCATTCTTGGCATCTAGGGCGATCAATTCATTTTGAGCAGTATGAGTGGCCAGGTCAGCACGCGTTACGATGTCCTGGGGCAAATTAGAGGCCTTCTGAGCGATTTCAATGATGCTCTGTAATTTATCGATCGTAGCTTTCATTTGCTCATACCGCTTCTCCATCTTCGCGTTCAATTCGTTAGAAGCTAGTTTCATTCCATTCACAAAAGTACCAAACTGCTCTATCTCTGTGAGTGCATAAGAACTTTCTTTAGCCATGTTCTTGCAAGAAGCTATACTGAAATCAGATGTTTTTTCGCATTTGTCCGCTAAATTCCGTACTAACTCTTTCAGCTTGTACGTTTCAGTTTGAAAGTGCTCTATATCGGCGCTAAAATCTTTTGGCTGAGGAATATTCTTTATCGACTTCTCTATGTCATCGAAGCGTGTATAGCTCTTGTTTAGTGACTCGAAGAAACGGTCCTTCACTTCTTTTTGTGTAGCGCATTCTTTCTTGAGTTCTTGCTGCTGAACTTCTATCTGCCCAATGTCCGCATTTACACGAATACTTCTGTTACTGAGATCAATAATCTGCCGAGAGAGTTCCGTATTTACCTGTGCCAGTTTCGCTTGCGTCGCTTGGTGCTGCTTCTTCTCAAGCTCCAATGCATCTTTCAACTCTTGGATCTCTTTGCGAATCTCAAGCAGCTCGGAAAACCTGTTGCCTATCACAGCGAACCGTTGCTCAATCTCTTTATCAAGCACCGACTCTTCAAGGCTTTTGTTTCTAACCCTTTCACACGACATGCTACTCTCCTTTGGCATAGAGTCCTTCAGCATAGACACTTCCAGTTGAAGGAGCCGAACTGTACTTGACATAGAGCTGTGTATTGATACCGACGAGCAGGTTGTCATTCAGGTTACTCGGCGCAGCATTAGCAGCCACGTCGTACAATACAAAACTCCCCTTGGGCACAAACAAATTATCAGTCGTTCCATCAAAGCTGATAAACAAGTCCCCGTCAGTGTTGTTAGTAATACGGAACATCCTCCAAAGGTGCGTGATCGCTGTACCCAATGTGGTATATGCGTTCGTTATCGATCCAGCCGCTTTACTGCGCAGCGCGTCTACCCTTAATACAGCCATGTGCGACTCCTTATGCTAGTAACCCGTATGTTCTCAAAGCAGCGATACACCCTTGCAATCCAAGAGCTAGCTGATAGATGTCGTTACGAATCGCAGCAGAATCGTTTGCGTACACTGTTAAGTCTGTATAGTTGGCGATGGTACCTGTAGAACCGCCGGCTGTTACGCTGTTGGTTATAGCACCCTGCAACTGCTGAACTACCGGAGCCGCATTGTAGAATCCAAGCTTCTGTGTAGTAGCTGTACCGATTTTTGTACCTGTAGTTGCACCGAGTACGATGTTTGAACCGTCGGCAATTGTGAATGTCCCGGAACCAAGCGCTGCACTACCCAAGTTGAGCGGAGAAGCACCCGAAGCAAGCAATCCCAAACTCACTAGCGCTGTTTTTATGTCGGTAGCAGCAGCAGGCTGAACAACCGGAGTTGCCCCGTAAAATCCCAATTTCTGCGTTGTTGCCGTACCAATCTCAGTACCTGTAGTGGTGCCTACTGCGATGTTCGATGCGTCTCCCAGAGTCACTAAGCTCGATGCGGTTGTGCTGAGTGTAGTTGCGTGAACTGGGCGTGGTGTAGTGCTGCCGAAACCAAGTACTGGGGGTGAAGCAAAGTCCAATCCTACGGCAGATTGCGCTGTAGCCGGTGAGAGATACACGTCGGTTAAGGTACCTGTGGCTGCTTCTGTGGCTGTAGCTGCGCGCACTGTGCTGTTCACGACTGTTGCCGGAGCACTCGCCCCAGGTGGATAACCTGCATAACCTAGTGGATTACTGAATAGACCCATAAAACCCTCCGTTAAATTTTTACTTTACATTTACAACAAAAAAAATTTAGTGTACAGAGATTTGTTGACTTTTCTTAAATGCGGAAATGTGCTATACTATTGGAAACAAATGAGGAACTATGGAAAAATCTAATCAGATCCAGTGGCAACCAATGATTGAAATGGTAATTGTTTTGATAACTATTTTAGGTTCTACAATTCCATTATACTTGCAGAATTCTAATCAAATACAAGCCATACATCAAGAAATGAGAGACTTTCATGGAAGATTAGAAAGACAAGATGCAGAATTCAAAGCGCACATGATGCATCACCATAAGGAATAAGAAATGATACTTACAATACTTATAATGGCAGCAATCTGGTTTGCTTTCGATGCTTAACCTTCATAGAATAGCAGGCAAGGAGAAATAGTATGAAGGATAACATAGAATTCACAGGACACATAGAATTTTTAGTTTTATTAATCACTCTTTTAGGTGGTTTTTATCTATTGGATGGAAAAATAGAGAGGCAAGGAGAGAGAACCGATAAACTTTATGAAATGTTTTGTGATGCTCAGAAAGATTATAATAATAAATTTGACATTATTAACCAAAGATATATTGAATTAAGGACGGAAAACAGGAAATGATTTACACTATATTAGTCATAGTAGCAGTTTATCTAGCATTCAAGCTTTAGTCTTCATAGAATGGCAAGTCCAGTAGCATCGCGTCCATAAACTCATCGACACTTCCATATTCTTGCGAGATTTCCTTCTCTAGATCGGCAAAGTCTTTTTTCAGCAGATTGAATGCTCCTTCCGCAGCGTGCTTCATCGTTAGCTTGTATACTTCTCTTGTAGCTGGTCTTGTAAGAAGTTTCCCTTGAATATGTTGAGCTACTGGGCGTGCTATAGAAAGAAGTCCGCCAGCCATCTTATTCGGCACAAGAAGCAGCGGAGCTATTTGTCCCCACGCTTTGATTTCATTGAAGATAGTCTGGCTCTTGATGTCGATGAATTGAGCCATTCTTTCTTGAGCTTCTTTGCCGTATCGAGCGATTTCCTCTAGGTCCTTGATACCCTCTTTGCTCATGTTCCTGCGTAGAAAGTTACCCTGTTTCGAATTGAGTACCTTGTCGAGCTTCTTCGGACTGTATCCATCTTTGAATGCTTTGTTTAGGATCGCTTCAGTCTGATAAAGTTTGGACTTCTCTGAATAGATCTTGTTGGCTGCCTTGAATGAATTGGCGACATCTGAGCTGCCTTGTTTCTCAATCGCTTCGACTAACTGGTTGTTCAGAAATGCATAAGTTTTTCGCACTTGTTCTTCTTTTCCTGAGAACTCCGGCTTGCGGTAAATCTGCTTCACATCCGAATTGTAGTTCTTGTGCTGCATGATCAATTGCTCTGAAGAAGGTTTCGCTACCTGAAGAATGTCTCGTTCGTTTTCGAGTATCTTAATCGCCGTCTTTTGTGCGTCGCTTGGTGAAGGTGCGAGTGACTGTATGCGCGCTATCTCCTTATCAATATTATCCACTATCGGCTGTGTATTGATTGGCCTGGGATTCTTCTGTGCCAATTGGTGTGTCACTTCGTATGCGTGTTCCCCCAATGCATCGAGATTCACTCCCCGGTCATTGAGCCGTTTCAATGGCAGCTCGTCCCGCACAATCTTCTTCATCGCTTCCGTGCTTGATAGATCAAACGCATCCTTCAACCTACGCTCTGTCGATTCAAACAGCTTGCCCTTCACTAGGGGCGCTCTCTCACGATTCATGAACTCAAGGAACGGTAGCGCGTGTTTCTGTGCAGTCTTTTCGAATTGTGTGCCTGCTTTTGTTATCTGTGAGGGTACCTTCTGAATCGCTGCTGGTGAAAGACTCGCTACATCTCCTATCAATTCGGCTTTACCTTCACCAACTCCTGCTTGCTTGAGTGCTTGGGTTGAACCGGCTCCAATCGCTCCCGCTGTGAGTCTCTTCGCTACACCACCTGGAGTAAATGCCGCTAGTCTTGTGAACTGCTTGGCTGCTTTACCTGCTTCAGTCTTGGGTTGTAACGATATACCGCTCAGTTCCTCGAAGGCGTGTTCTCCTAACTCTTGTGTGGGAATGTATCGTGCCGTATCGAAGACACCCTTGACGTACTCTTTTCTATCAAACGGCTTTCCTTCTTTTCGGTGTAGCTCTTCCAATTCGTCTATGTCTGTTAGTCCTTCGCCAATCATTCCAAGTTTCAACACATCTGCCGGCCAAGTGAAATAAGAGAGCGCGCCGAGTCCAGCTTGTGTCAGTACATCACCCGTTACCTCTAACCAGCTTGGTTCTTTTTGAGATTGTTTCTCAGCTTGTTCTAAGTCAACAAAATCACTAAAGAATTCTTCATCTCTTTGTTTTTCAGCCGATTCTAGGTCTATGAAATCACTAAAAAAATCGTCGCTTTCATCTACCATAGTTTCCATCCACGCTTAAGAGCTCCTTCGATCTTACTTTTTGGTGCCGCTTGAAATACACCTTCTGGAGACTGCATCAACTTGTGGTCTTTGTATTTCGGATCATTCGCCATCAAATCCAAGAAGCCGGAAGCTGTATCCAAATTGTTGATCTTTCCAATGATGTTTGCCTGTTTATCTGCTACGTTGTCGTCTACGATGCGTTGAATGTCCGAATAGCTTGCGTTTCTTCCGTAGTGCTTCAAGCCTTTCTCCAATTCCCTGTCATGTGCCGCTTCCAGTTCAGACATCAGCTTCATCTGCTCAATGATTAGCCGCCTACCATCTTCCGTGTTCATCAGCGTAGGCAATCTCGATTTGAAGGATGTTAAGTCGAAGTTAGTCACCCTTCCGCCAAAGTAGTTCTTCGCATCAATCAAAAAGTCGTTGATGTTCTTTACGAAATTCTGCGTCTCTTTATTGACAATTCCTGCTAGAGAAGCAAGTGCACGCGGTTCACCTGTCACTGGATCAATTACCAATCTACCCAAGCCTGAAGGGAGCTTGTGCGAGTCATTCAATGCAGCGGCCCTTCCGTAGCGAATCTCTGCGTTTGTGTGCGACTTGTTCTTCTCTTTCGTTTCTTGAAGCAGCTTGTTGTTGAATGTCTGGTTCTTGTCTCGCCACTTCTCACGTTCAGCCGGCGTAGTTTCTGGAGGCGGCGGTAAATCTGGCCACTCTGGTTTCGGTGCTACTTGCTGTGCGACTTGATTTAAGGCCTCTTGCTGGCTCTCTGTTTCGATTTCAGGTTTAATCTGTGTAACAGGCTCATTTTGATCAATTGAAGCTTCTTGAGCCGTTTCTGTGCGTTCTAGTGCCATCGGTTGACGTAGACCCCTTGCGGTAAGATCGGCATGCTGCTTAGCTATCTGTTGTTTTGTAGCAGGTGTCACGTCTGGGTTCACTAAAAGATCCGCTTCATATTCAGGATAGCCGCTTGCAAGGTAGTTCTGTTTCGTCGCTTGCGCATCTGTTGGTTCTTTCTTTCCAAGTGCAGCGATACGGTTCTTTTCTTGAGCAATCTCTTCTCCCTTCTTCGATTTGCGCTGCATCTCTTCGAACTCAGCGGCACCTAGATAGTTCTTGAACAACTGCTGCTTCGCTTCGTTGCCGTACGTCTTGGTATTGGTCACTGCATCGAGTATCTGGCGTGGCGTCGCATCCGGAGCAAGCCCAGCTATCGCGTTCTGTAGCGCCATTTCATCCGAGCGATTCGTGTATCCCTCAACTGCCCCGGCCCCAAGCTTGCGAAACACATCCGCCCAGTCGTCTTCTTTTGGAAGTATCGTTACCATTTTTGTCTCCTATCCTGCGATTGCTGCACCGGCTGCTTGCCCAAGACCTTGTCCGGCTCCCTGTCCAAAAGCTGTCAGTGCTCCCGTTGTTCCAGGCTTGTAAATGTTTTCAATCGCCTGTCTTCCGAATAAGTTGCTTACACCTTGAACACGTCTATTGGCTTGGTTCTCTTGAGCACCGTACATCAATTGCGCCAACCTGTCCTGCAAGTCTGTCGCTGCATTGAGTGAACCTCTACGAAACGCTGATCCTCTCGCGCTATTTCCCCCCGCCAACAACTGCTCTTGTATGTGCGGCAATATCTTGTTCTGAAACTGCTTCAGTGCAGGCTCAGATACTCCCTTTTCAAATGCACCCTGATCGAACTGCCCAAAGATGTCTGCGTACGGACCTTCTCCAGATTCGAGTCCCTGCTTGATCAGATTCTGCAATTCTTCCTGCGTCTTCGAAAGCGTCGATGCTTGCTTCAGCTTGCCTTTCTTTCCTACCAATATATCTTTCACGCTAGGCATAGTTACCTCAATTCTTTATGTAGTAAACTGTTAGATACCCAGTGTATGCCGAGTAATCTGTTCCACCACTTGTTAGTATCACATTAGTACCGTTTCTTACTATAGAGATCTCATTAGCCGCAACAGCCACATCTACATTCGGTAGCAGTAGAGTTGTGCTTGAAGCGAGTGTTCCGTTACTAATCCAGCAGGTCCAGTCGATCACCGAGAAGTTCCCAGCGATTCCAAGCGGGATCGTGTCTATTGTACCTGCCGCTGTCCAAGCAGGCGTCGCTATCGTCTTCGTAAAGATGTACTTGCCATTCACCCACGCAAATGATGTCTGCCGCTCAGTTGTAAAGAAACTCAGGTCGCTTATCGTCGCATTCACCGCATTCGCTACTACAATGTGTTCCTGCTGCAACTGATACTGGAACTGCTCCTTTTGGTCTTCCGGCTTGCCCTCATACTTCTGCCAGCTAAAGTTCGGTTGTAGCTTCGCCATTAGTTAAAGATCCTTCCGGCAGGCTTCATGTAAAGCACTATCGCGTGAACGTAGATTGGTTGATCAAGCGTGTCCTCTGTAAAGTCCGCTGGATTCTGGTAGAGCCGTATCGTGTGCTCCTTAGCGACTGAACCGATGTAGATGCGCTTCCACACCTTCGTCTGATTCGTACTCGGACTCATTGCGTCTGTTGGATTGAATGTAAGCTTTGTCTCTTGATAGAACCCCGCAGGTTGTCCGTTACTAGCTACATAGAGCTGATCGTTGACGTAGAACTGCACCCGTAGCGTAGAGATCTGATTCACTGAGACAAACAAGTCCAGATACCCGAACCGGCACAATTCGCCCTCCTCGATGAATGGGTTGAAGTTCTTCGTCACCACGCTCATCAATACCGGTGTCACTTCGTCGCCTAGAGAGTTCCCGTCATTGAGATTGTACACCTTGTCGAACTGGTCCCCTGCAAGATCGATCAGCGC